CCGGCTTCGAGATCTTCCCATAATATCAAATTATTACTTGTATACGGTGCTGATCCGTATTCCGCTTGCCACCAAGTAGGTTGTTGACTAAATCCCAACATTTCCCAAGGACAACGATGTGGTCTATCAGTGTCATAGAAATGTTGGTACACTCCTCTCCACCAACCAGGGATATTCTTGGTCTTGGTAGGGTCTGACATATTTGAATAGGTGTAGGTAAATGAATTTTCACTGTCAAAATATTCATTTAAGGTATAATTAATGTTGGTATTTTGAATCCACTTTAGAAAATCCTGCACTACAATACTATCTAGCTGAGACTTGGAATATTCACCAATGCCGTAATATCCTGCTAATATTTGATCTATGTCAAAAACTGCAGAATCGTATTCTTGCTTGATATTATTATAGATTCGTAATTCAAGTTCGAGTAAGAGATCATCTCTGAAATCATTATAGGCCGCAGTGATACTGCCATCGTGCCCTTGTATCACATATCTAGGTTCTTGATATGTGTCATCAAGAAATTTCGTCGGAGTGTATTTTTTATACAATCCCATAGCTGTAGGAGTTGGAGGAATATGGTTAGTAGCTGTACTGAGATATTCCCTTATTTCAATTGTATCACCTTCTGCTAACGAAGCTTTGAGTTTTACAAAACTGAATGTAGAATCAAACTCATAGTCTTGAGTGTTTAACAATTGCGTACTGTTTTTGTAAACATACACAGCTCGAGTGCTTGGTGTTTTTAGATCAAACGGTTCTGTTAACGAAAATACCGAGATCCCTGGATCTTCAACAACTGTCTGCAATGCAGTATACGCACCTGCACCTATCATATCTGAATCAGCAAATGCATCTTTAGCTGTTTTTACTGCGGTAAGACTATTAATAATATCATCAACGAAATTAACTACGTCATCATTGAAGTCAATTTCAATGGCTCTTTGTAGAAAATTGTTTTTAAAATCTGTATATTCTTTTTTAGCATAGGAAATAGATTTTATAATGTTATGAGTCTTGTCACATAACGACATTATAGCCAACGGTGCGTTGCCGCTGTGTTTTAAAAATCTTCCGGCTAACAGTCTGTAATCTTCAAGATCTCTTAGATTGCTGGATCCTGGTAATTTTCCTGTGTATTCGCTGTCCCACTCTACTGCACTGGAAATATGGGCCACAGCCTGCCCTAGAGTAAACGAGTCAATAGGGGTATTAAACGGATTTTTTTCTAGACCAACTGGCATTTCATAGTAGCCCTGATCGGGATCGATATCTGTAATAAGTTTTATTACTACAACATCGTTTATCTCGAACGGTGTATTAAACACAAAGGTGCCACGATCTCTTGTCCAGGTGCCGGTATATCTTGAACCGTTGAGATAGAAATTTATGTTAGGGTCGGCGGTTAGACTCTCCCATCTTACTGTGTTAAAAATCAACGTGTCTGTGGCAATTTCTACCACTTGATCATCTATTATAGGTTGTATATATTTGGAATTCAGTTGCTGCCATCCGTTGGCATATCCATCAGATCCAAATCTATAAAAACCTGTAGATATTTTTTTCAGCACTGGAGACTTGTTAACAGAGTAGCGGAATGTTTCAGTGTCCCAGTTCCAATTAAATTCTATGTCACCGATGTTATCTATATTGAGATAACTGATCTTGAACCCTAGTTCTTTGTCGATTCTAGCAGTACCTGGCTTATAGCTTAATATAGTCGAACCCGTGAATTCTGTATCTGCATAGGTGGTAGGGTCGCCAAAACTAATTTCATTAGAATCATAGACATCGAACATCGGCGCTTGGTTTACAGCAGTCTTGGGTTGACTAGATACCCAGCTAGTTCCGTTGAAGTGGAACATTAGACCTTTGTTTACTACACCGCGTCTTACAGTCACACCTTGTCCTAGTATCGATTCAGTATCATCACTTTCTCTTAGATGAATTTGAGAAACTCCATTATGCGTAATAAATTCAACTGTGTAAATTTTATTATTAACTAATTTGTCTTTGTCTGCTACTACTAATACTCTTGCACCGTCAAACAAGAATTCTCCGTCTATGTTGTAGCCCTTGGTACCTTCGATAATAGAAAACACATCAGTAGTTGCAGTATCGATATAGTCCACAGTCTGTTTAGCTGTAGATCCGTGATTGAATAGCTGTAGCCCTGCACGGAATTCTATAATTGGACGTTTGGCTCTGGTAGTTTCGTTGGCTGGAAAATCTTGACCTCTTAATTGATATGATTTTTCTAAGACAGACCTGTGGAACCAACGATTGTATCTACTCCAAGGATTATTATCTGCGCTGTCTCTAGCAATGGTAATATAGTCTTTGAATGCGGCATACTCTGTGGCATCATCAAAAGGCTGTGTATCGAACCCCTCGTTGTCAAACAATACTTCAGGAACTTCTGTGCTGAGTACCGGCACTACAAGATCACTGAATCTAGTCAAGGTTATGGCTGTGCCTACTCCCTCTACCAACCATGTGTCTTTGGCATAGATAGCAGGTAATATGTTGCCAGAGAATTCAACAATCATACCGTTGCTGAATGCGATGCCGTTGCCGCTGGTATATGTGGTTTTACCAATGATCTCAATGTCTACATTAACAAATGTGTTTTCTTCTATGTCTGCAATGACAAACCTACCAAATGCATCCGGAGTTATTTTACTTTGATAATACAGTGTGTCAGGAGCATCATATGGTACTACAAATGTCAAGGTGCCGTTTTCAACACCATTGTTGGTGATTCCGTTGTCGTAGTCTAATGCAGAACCTTCACTGGCAGATTCTACATACTGCCAATCTTGGCTGTCTATAGTAATTGAGCTGGCATCAAAGCTGGTAACATCTCTAATGGCTCGCCATAGTTTTGAATCATAGACCACAAGACTACCTTGTGCATAGCTTCTGTTAGGCTGAAAAAGTAAACTGCCTGTGTCAAAATTAGTGCGTATTGCGAATCCTTCAGCAGGGGCATTGACTCTAAAGTTGTAGGTCTGACCTCGATAAAGAGTCAATGTAGGATTATTGGTATATGCATCTGGAGTGAATACAAATGAATTTTTAGTTGTACCTAATACTACCTTATAGGTGCTGGTAATACTAGCACTCTGACCTGTGATATTAATACTTCGTGGGCCAGTTGGCTCCCAATAATATTCTCGATAGTTGATGAACTTGTCCCAGTCTATGGGAGGATTCCAGGTGTAATGCGTTTGACTAGTTATCTTGTCATCGCGTTCGATGGTGTTTCCAAAAAATTTCAATTGATTTTTAACATCAATATAGTCGTAGAAATTTTCTATTTTATCGTGATTTTTAAATATCACCCCGGGTTCAAGTTGATAACTGCTGCGCAATGTGCCGTCTGTGTCAACATACACATCGTTGCTGTTATATGTCTTGCCATATCTGCGTCCAACGTAACCCACAACTTTGTCTAACACCCCCGGTTGTATTAAGGGATCAACTACCGCGGATAAAAATTTATCATTGGCAGGTGTTTGAAAAATTACTGGTAGCAGTTCTACTGATCTGCGTATTGGTAGTTGACTGTTAGGAAATTTATCGGCCATATTAATAAGTTGTTGATACTATAGAGTTGGTGCTGGCACCTATTTCGGATGCGGTGATGGCAGAGACGATTTCTATGTCGTCCACTGTGGCTGCGCTGATCAGTATTTCATCTGATCTGCTTTGTATTTCAAAAAGACTACCAAATGATTGATTAGATTGTTTTGGCACTATCACTATGTTAGCAAGGTCTGGAGACACTGTGTTTAAAATATATGTGGTTAGTTCGCCCATGTAAAATCTGTCGCCGAAGTCCCAGTTGTTGATATCAAAGAAAATGTTGATAGCAGTGATTACTCTAACTTTGAGATCGTTGTCATTGATCGAACGATTTTGATTCTTAACAATCTTAAACACTGCCTGTAGTTTAGGATCTGCTTTAGATCCAAACAGCACTTTGTATTTCACAGGATGATATATTATATCATCGCTGATAGATTTAATCGATGATAGTGCTGTGCCAAATGTTGTTCTCAATGCGTCACTAGTAGGTGCAACTGGTTCTGTATCAGTGCCGCCGGCAAGATATATTCTATAACTTTCATCGTAGCTTCTAATTAGCAGATAGATGTCAATGATATTGCTGGTAGAAGGATCAATCCTTCTATCCACACTGGCGTTGTGAGTGTATTGAAATTTAAGATTTCTTCTACCAATGACTGCTGTGTATTCGTTGGTTATGTCTAAAGTGTTAGTGGTACGATTTACTCGTTTAACAATGTTTTCAGCAGAATCATAAAAATATATCAACTGCTGATCAGGATATGTCACAGTGTCATTGAAAGTTATTCCAGCTTCTTTTTGTCTAACTAAAATTAAATCATTTGAGTTGTCTATGAGTGTTTTAATTTCTGTTCCGTAGACATCGTTCGAGGATAGGAAAAATAAGAAATTTAAATCTTGATCTAGACCTACAATGTTTTCAAATGATTCAGGATTGTCAACAACTCCGTCGTCGTCGGCATCTCTAAAACTTAATTTAATTTCGTTGGTGCTTTCAAAGCCGTCATCGAACTTTATGGTATCACTGATTTCAAAGGGCACATCTTGTTTAAGCTCAGTGATACCATCCTTGCTGGTATTAATTCCCAACACAGAAATCTGATCTTTAACCACTGCGCCTACTTGATCATTATACTGTTTCTCATTGCTGTCAAAATAAAATCTATTCTGTTGTAAGCTACCAAAGATATACGACTGCTTTCTAATTCTCACGATATAGCTGTCGGGCTGTTTAACCAAGGCTATGACCCAAGAACTGTCTATGTTGGTGTTGGTAGTATCTCCAGCTTTACCCAAAGTAAAATCATTGGTTAGATTTAAATTGCTGGCAGTGATCAACTTCCATTGAGATTCAGTAATTTCATATCTCAGTCCAAACGTTTGATTATCAAACACTTGATTGACAATTTCAGTTTCAAGTGCCACAGGCAAGTCGCTGACAAATCTTGGCACTATACGTTGAGCCACAGCGCCAGTGGGCACTAGATCGCTGAGTGTTATTGGTCCTAGCCCTTTGACATATGTTCCATCGCCTGTGATCTTGACAATTTTTGTCCATATGTAATCTGTTTGATCAGCATCGTTGATGTTGGTAGCAACTAATTTTCCTTTTTTAAATTTAAATCCGGTAGGCGGAACAAACTTCACTGCTGCATTAACTAACACATATTTTAAGTTGCTAGTAGAATACCCGGCAACCTTGAGTTGAGCATTATCTACCACATTTTTAAAATATCCTGTGCTGGTAGCAGTGGTAACAGACTGCCATACCGTGTTAATATCAGTGAATAATATCTTATCAAACTTTGTAAAATAAAAATTATAAACTTCTGTGTCTGTAAATACCGGTTCTACACTGCGTCTAATAAAATTAATGATATCTATTCTGCTGGCAAATTTAAATGACAGTACAGATTCATCTTCTTGTTTGTAAAGATATCCGTCGTCTCCAAATACATTAATACTGCTGTATTTTCCAGTAGCATCAATGATGTCAAAATTTCTGCTGATACCGCTAGATGTTCTATTCACTGCTTTAATTTTTACAATATTCTGTGAACCCAACAACGGTGCAAGATTATAATCTTCTGCAGTTATCATTCTATTCTGAGTGTAATAGACCGCAGGTGCATTAGCACGAATGTTGTCTATGTCTTCAGAGGCAGCAGAATTAGCCACAGTGCTCTGCAAGGCCAACCCGATGGTCAACGTGTGTTCAACATTGTTTTTGTTTCTGTACAACACAGAAATATTAATACCCCTTAATTCATTAGGGTATATGGTGTACGATAAACCATTGCTGGTTCTATAAAATACTCTAAAAGACCCCTGTGGTAAATTTCCGTAGACGCCGTCTGCAAACACAAGATCTATGTTGTCATCTTCTTTGGTATTAATAGCATAGATGTTGCGTATGTCTTGTGTGACGCTGTTATAGGCAATGTTGTTGCCTACCAAAGACGATACTTTGGTCCACTCTTCGAGTTGTGCGCCTTGTGAGTTTAAGGAAAACAACCACACATCATCATTGTTGATGTTACCTGCGTCGACAGCAATTTTTTCATTGGTGGTGGGTACATTTACTGTAAAATCTGCCAACTCCAATGTACCCTGTTTGAACTGAACAAAAAATCCTGTGTTAGCACTACCTGGTCCGGATCCATCGTTTCTATAGATGAATCCCATTTGGTTGCCAGGCACGGGTGGCTCTTCGTAGATGTTTTCGCTGTTTTTAAAAGCTGTGCTAACTATCTCAAAGCTCATACCTCTGCTGGCCACAGTCTTGGTAAACGAAAACAAAGGCACATCTGCACTAACCGTTCGGAATCTATATTGTTCTGTAGGGATTCCTTGGATCGTGGCGGAACCTTGGCTGCGGCCAAATTCTGTGTTGTCTGCCATAGCACTGTTTAACACAGTGAGAAACTGTTCTAACCAGTTGGCGTTTGTGGGGTCGTTCCAAGTTATTAACTGTTGCGCTAAATTTTTTCCGTTGCTGTCTACGAGAGTATCAGTAGTGGATATTGTTGCAAACTTTAACAGTCCGCTTGACGCTACAGTGCGTTTGGCATTGTAACTAAGCATACGAGCAATACGCAGCACACTTTCTTTGGTTTCTGCTAATTCAATAAAATTTTCACGGCTGGCAAGATCTATACGAAATGCTAGGCTTTGACCTAAGAACGCTACAGCATCTATCAATGCCATGTATTCTGAGGATTCTATATAATCATTAAAATCTTCTGGGTAGTTTTCTCGTAGGTATGTGATAATAACTCTACGCAGATTTTCAAAGTCGTAGCTACGGAAATCAGCGTTTTTAAACGTCTGATAGATCCTGGTCCAATCTTGATTCAGTATGAGATTGTTTTGTCTGCTGGTTGTGGTCATACCAATATTTACCCTTAAAAATAATATGCTTAGTTAATTACATTACTGTTTTTGTCAAAGTTCAAAGTCATACGTTCATTGATATTAAAAGGAATATACACCAGATCTGCTTGAATACGCATGCCTTGATCTGTGCTGTCTATGTTAATTTCAGTTACTGCAAATCTAGGATCATAGTTTATGATAGCTTCTACATCCTTGGCGATGATTTCTTTGACGTCAGGCGTGAATGGTTCAAACAGCATGTCCCAGATCACTGTGCCAAAATCTGGATTTTCTAATTTTTCACCCTTTCGAATATAGAAATGATTTATCAAATCTTGCTTGACTAGATTAATATCATAGAGTTTGAAATTCTTATTAGCTTCACTAGAACTAAATCCCTTGTAGGTAAATTGTCCTTGATTCTGCGTTACTGTGGCAGAACGCTGTGCTGCTGTCTGTTGATTGTATAGTCTAGTAGCCATTATTAAGTATTCCTATCTGTTTTGTCTGGAGTGAGTAAATCTGGTGCTCGGTGTTCATGCAACACCCATGGTTCGTGCATAGGGATGCGCTTCATGAAGCTTTTCACTGTGCCTGCTTGATATTTTTTGTCCCAGCCTGCAGCTGAACTTGTGGCCGGATTGTCACGCAGATCGTAGGGTTTGACAAAGTCTGCAGCAACAGCAGTTTCTGCATTATTAGGACCGTTAAGATTGATTTTAGTACCGTTAATCTTGACTTCTGCACTGCTACCGATGCTGATGTCTGCTGTGGAACTGATCTTTGTTTCTGCTGAACTTGCTATGTCAAGATCGTTTTTAGTAGATATCTTAGTCTTGGCTCCTACTAGTATGTCAAGGTTAGCACCTACTGTGAGCTTGGCATCTGCATTGATTAGAAACTCCATGTCGGTGGCTATTTCTACATGCCATTTGCCTGTTTCGGTTCTCATGTTTATATTTCGGCCAGCTTCTAGATTTATGTCTCTCGCTGCACGTATGTTGAGATCTTGTTGTGTATGCACACTGATGCTGTCTTCGGCAAATATATCTATCTTGCCGTTGCTGGTTAATTCAATCCAAGCGGTGCCTCGAGCGTTGGCTATGTAGATCAAATCTTCTGAATTGTGCATCAATATCTGATGCCCAGTTCTAGTTCTTACTCGGAAATATTCACTAGCCGGAATTGTTGCAGCACCGGTGTCACCTTTTTTCTGGTTAGCAGGATCTAATAGATCAATGTATTTTACTGGGCCTTCAGCAGCTGATGTTGCTCGATGATACCTATCATTTCCGTCATCCATGACAAATTGAGTGCCGCCTAATCTACTTACTGGCACAGTTGCTTGGCTATCTGCCTTGCCTATTTTTTGTTTTTTAGCGCCAACTCTGCGATCGAGCGGACCCGGAGTGCTAATACCAAACACCATGCTAGGAGCTTCTCGTCTAGGTGAACTTGTGTTGAATCCTCGCACATCATCTTCTAGCAGACCTTGTTCAAGAAATCTGTCTGCTATGGGGTGAACTACTCTGGGATATTTTTCTGGATCAATTTCTTGTACATCACCGTTGATACGTTTGTTAACTTCTGCCACTGGCAAAGGCAATGCGGTGTTTCCGTATCGTTTTTTATCTTCAGCATCAAGGCTGTTTACTGTACTACCGGCAATAGCCGGTACCATGTGGTTGATGTTTACTCCCGGCACACAAGCAAACCAATAGCCCGAAGCTGGATCACCGTTGACAAATAGCACCAACACGTTGACACCAACATCCGGAGGTACAAACCACATACCATATGATTTTTGTGTGTCGCTGAATCCGTCGATGGTAGATTTAGCACCGTCGTTTTTACCCATAAACTCAAATGGAGTGTATCCAAAAAATGGTGATGCATACTTTACAATAAAAGTTTGACTATCATCGCCCGCGGTGTTGGCCTGATCTTTTAAAAGATTCACTTCTATAGATCCCATAAATGAAGGATCAAGATGGCTGATCACCCTAGCAACATATATGCCTGTGGTTAACCCGCCACGTCTGCCTTCATCATCAACTGATGGTCTTGATAATTCTGCCATTATTTTTGTCCTAGGTCTCTGTAATATCTAAATCCAACCACACGCGGTGCTTGGTCTGATGTTGTAGTTGTAGTTGCTTTATTATCTAAACGACGAGGATCTGCAGATGCCCGTTGACCTGATCCACCCCCTGATCTCGGTGCATCTAAACGTCGAGGATCTGCAGATGCCCGTTGACCTGATCCGGTAACGCTTGAATTTCCAGAACTGTTATCAATAGGTGAAGTTTTAGGAGGTTCTTTTGGACCTATTTTAGTGGCTGGAGTATCAGCCTTGGCTGCCACTGGAGATTTATTATCTGATTCAACTTTGACAGTTTCAGGTCCTTGCGGTCCAGGCATTCTTATACATTTTAATTTTTGTTTCCAATTACCGTCACTGAATGTGTTTTCACACTGAACAATACGATATATACCGCCAAACGGACTGTCCTCGGCAATTTGTGAAAAATCATACAGGCCAGTTGTTGTGTTAACGTCAATCGGTGTCCTGAATGTAAGATAGATATAAACATTTCCGCTTTCATAATTCATTGTGCCATCTTCAGTGATTTGATCAGTAGGTGCAACTGACGAGGAAAAATGATTGGCCATTCCTGAATCTACCAACCAATAAGGATCCCCTAGAATTTCCAAGTCTATGGTAACCAAATCAGCACTGTTGCCGCTGATGAATTTCTGTTGAAAAGTTTCTGCAACATTTTGTTCAACACTTTTTTGATCAGAACCACCTTTGTACCCTTTCAATAATTCTGCATCGCGTTTGGGTCTTGATCGTCCCATTTGTGCTGCCTGTACCTCAGGGGCTTGTCCTTTGTTGGTGCTTGTGGAAGAAGGTAATTTTTCTCCACGATTTTGATCCTGTGTCGCAGTTTTGGCCGCTTCTGATTCTTTCTTGGGAACGGCTCCTGAATAAAATAAATTGTTAATTTGCACGTTAAAACTTAGAACATCAACATTTTGTCCGGTGTAGATATACTGATATTCTTTCACTACATCTTTCAGTAATTCTGAATATCCTATGGGTGCAGAAGTAGCAGGGAGAAATAAACTTTGATGCACAAAATAAGGAACTACTCTGAAAGTTATTCTTTTGCCGTAATCACCTGTGAGGTCGTCAAGTTTTAATAATTCTATCTGTACATCTAACTTGAACCATTTGATATATCCCTGTGGGGTAAGATATTTTGGATCAATAGCTTCGGTGGCATATTCAGAACTTAGAATGATCTGATTTATAATTGATGTTAGAGATTGAGATTGAGCAAATTGAAAAGCACGTTTTTTAGGATCAATAGTCATGCCGTCTCTAATCATCACACCGGTTTTTTCATCGTATTGGTCACCGGCACGCTTGAACAACGGTCTTCCTCCCGAATTTTGATCAAATCCAAAACCGGCCGATGCTATGCTATTTTGATCTAATAGTTGAGGATCAATCTTGATCAGAGAGGCAGGAACTGCTTTTATCTGTTCTTTTTCATTGGGATTAACGGTGGCTTTTTTTATTTCTGCTTGGTTGCCTGCTGAACTTTTCCAATCACTAGAAAGTATAGGAAACTGTATCACATACTCATCTTTTACTCTTATTTCTTCATCTTTTAAAAGTTTTTCTTCAATGGCATTTAAAAAATTTACTAGACTGCCCTCGCCACTTCTTGCTAATATATCAAACACATGTCCCTGTCCGCTGGCAAAAAGTTTAACATCGCTGTAAGAGATATTAACCGAGCTTGAAAATCCTTGATGATTATAAGGTATGGCCTCAACTTTATATGTGCTGCCGCCTTCGTTAACTGAAAATTTGACTCCGGTCAATTTTAGTACAAAAAACTTGGGTTTGATATTTGATATAATTCTACCCAGTTGATCGAACCCCTGTATGTCCATGCGTAATACAAAAGGAGCATTATCCATGTAACTTAGATAAGTTGCATTTATTGCAGCGGCCTGCATGCTCTGTAATAACAATCCCATAGAATGCGGCTCGATAACGTCAAACTCAAATTTTACTGCATTGGAATTTCCCGTGGCTTCATTGGCTCCAATGATGTTTTTCATTACAAAATTGTTGATATAATATTCAGGCGCTTGCGTAACCAAGGACGGACTTATAAAAATTTTTTGTCTTTGGGCATCAAACCTACCGCCACTTGAAAACACAATGTTCGTTAACTCACCGGGACTATTTCTATATGACCGAGGATCATTAAATTGTGCAGGAGTAAGACAGGCCAGGGTCCACAAAATGTTAGAGCTGGCAAATACCTCCATGGGGTTTTTGACCAATTTATTTGGATCTGGCCTACTGGAACTAGCAGTGGGTTTGATGTTTGATTTCTGTGTCGGAAAACCACCTCTTAACGGATTCGACGGTCTGGTGGGATCTTGATTAGATACATTTTCTGCTGTGCCTTGTGGCACTGAAATAGCCGGAGAACCTGTCAGTGCTACCGAACCGTCTGGCTTATAAGTTAATTCTTGACCTGTAGGAATAAATCTTGCTACCATTTATACTCCTAGGAACTTTTGCAGATTATTTTTCTTAGGTAGATATATTACTACCCCTGGTTCAAAATCATAGATGGGGTCTTTCAATACACTCATATTCCGCTGAACAAACACCCACCATAGTTTTGCACTACCGTATACATCATAGGCCAGCAAGTCAGGTCGATGTCTATATTGATTTTCTATCACATAACGAAAATCATCTGGTTCAGAAGGCACAGGTCTTATTTCTAACAAATCAAGATAGAAATTATTTTGTCTAGTATCTGCCCAAGGACTGTTTTTATTATAATTGGCCATTAGATATATCCGCCGCCGTTCTTAGTAGCCATTTGGCCACGAGCGTAGTCTTGAAGATTAAACTGTCTTAGACCTTGTCTGGTGTAAACAGGAGCCACTACCACAGTTATAGTACTAAGTGTCGGAACCCAAGTATATTTGCCATTATCGAACGGATCGCATCGAATATAACTTACATCATCTTTGAAATCCACAGAAAAAGATTTTATAACAACAGGAACATTTTCAAATATGCGAGCACCATATCCCGACAGTATACAGATGATCGGGGGATTGCCTGCTGGTGAGCTTTGTCCAAAAAACATTTTCGTAGCTGTTTTAAAAAAGGTGGTTGCTGCAATCCAGTAGGAGCCTTCTTCGTTGGTTTCGCAACTGAATTCTCCGCTGATAGTGATATCATCTACCACACTGTTTTTATAACTATACTGAGCATAATTGCCATGTGTGATCGGAATAGTAGAGTATTCTGCTTTGGTGCTGACTGTGACACTGGGAATATACGGCCAGACTACACCGCCGGTGTCTTTGAGCTGCTGAAACAACAAACTGTTGAAAATACCCCATTCACAGGTTATGCGCACACGCCAATCGTCTGCATTGCCAACATTGAGTTGTATGGCTTCTCCTTGCGGAACGAATGTCTGCGCTCCCGCTGGAACGTTGACCCCACGTTTGAGACTAAGTATATTGTTGAGCATGCCGGCAGCTGCACTAAAACTGCCGGCAGCTTTCATTAATCCGCCTGCAAGATTGCCGCCAGTGAGTTTATTAAGTGTTCCGGAGATATCTGCTGCTATGTTACTAGTTGAACCTGCATACGATTTTAATTTATCTACTGCTCCACTAACTGCACTGTTCACTGTGACATTTCCACCCATGGCACTGTTACCAAAGTTTTTTATATCACCAGCCATCTGGTTTAATCCTGATTTGGATCCGCCTGACAGTTCAGCAGCTTTTTCGTCTAGTTTGAGTTTTGACATATCTGACGACGCACTTTGTAGAGCAGCTTGTCCTTCGTTGGTAGCTTGGGCAAAGCTGTCTGAAATGGCTGCTGTCAACAATGAAAAAGGTGCCACAGGATTACTGCCTGGACCCGAGGACGGTTTAGTAGATGCTCCGACGCCAAAAAACGCTGTTGCTTTTTCATTGATTGAGCGATTGTTGGCCACTTGTGCAGCAGAAATACCAGTAGGGTCGCCACTGGCACGATTGATTCTATCAGCTTCTTCTTGCGGGGTTTCAGGATAAGTCTTTCGAGCCATTTTGAGCAGATTTCCTTGTCATATAGACTATTTATTATGATAAAAATGTGCTATTATATAACATATAAC